TTCATTAACTAAATTACGAATATCACTTGATGTATCTATTGAACCAACTGAATAATGTGATTCATTATCTCTATTATTACGTGTAACATCATTACGTAATAATTCAATAGGAGTACCTTCTGTATTTCCATTCATCATTATATTTTGAGATTGATAATTCATTTATATTATATATTATATATATTATATAAATTATAATATAATTAACATAATATAATTAACATAATATAATTAACATAATATAATATAATTATTCTATATCATTTAAAATAGATAAGGTTTCTAAATATGTTATTATGTCATTTTTCGATTTTGTATTATAATTAAATGTTTTTATTATATCATTATATTCTCTTTTAATAACATAAAAGAAATTAGGACATAATGTTATTTCTGGAAAGTTATTATGGAAAAAATTATCTGTAATAATTTGATCATCTGTAAATGTTCTATTATCAACATTTATTTTTCTTCCATATTTTTTTCTATCAACTTCTGTATTTAAAAATATATTTCGTAAAGATATTAAATATATTTTATTAATCATAGCATCATTAATATCTAATGGTTTTGGTGAATTATCAGCATTATCACATAATGATATCACACAATTTCCATATATTCTTTTATTAAAAATAATCGATGGAATTATGTTTAAATTTTGTACATCTCTATTTGCTTTTGTATCAATATTAAAAAACATTCTGAAATCTAAAAATCTAAATTCATGAGATCTAGAATTATCTAAATTAGATTGATCAAATCTTATTTCTAATGCATCATATAAATATGTTGCATTTGATATAGTATTATCTAACGGTTGAGAGTCGTCTTTTAACGGTTTAATTATGACTGCATTGTGTAATATTTGTGATCTTAAAATATTATATACATCATCAAATGTCATAACTTCATAATTAAAATCATTATTTATGATACATCTTTTAATTAAAATCATATCACCATCAACAATATGTTTTTCATTTAACATTTGTGTAGCTAACTTATTTGAATCATCAATTAATGTTTGATATGTAGAATTTGGAATTGGAGATTTAAAAATAGCTTGATAAACATAATCTTCATTATAATGTAAATCTTCTATATTAATTATATATTGATCATTTGGTTTAATAAATACATTTATCATCATAAATAATTCATTTATGTTACGAATTTTTAAAAATTCACAATAATCTTCAATATCATTTTTTAAATTAATATATGATAAATATTCTTCATTCCATTTTAATTCAGATATTCCTGAATGTTTATCATTATCTGTAGAAGTTGTTTTAATTACACAAATTGTTGGAAAATTCATAATATATTATATATAAATATTCATTTAAATATTTATGATTTATAATATAATTTTGTAACATCATATAAATTTAATTCATTATTAATATTTGAAACATAATATCTATTTATAAATTTCTTATCATCTATTAAATATCTAAAATCATCTACTTTTTTTTCTGGATAAAATTCATATAAATAACAACATTTATTTAAATCAGAAAAAGCATTTGGTACTAATTCTTTTAATATTGGTTTTAAATTATTATCTTTATATGTAATACCTCTTTTTAATTTATTTCTAGATAATAAAGATACTAGGGCTAACCATTTTTTACTATAACCAACAATAGTATCTGAAATTATTTTATATGAATCTTCATATCTATTATAACTAGCAACATAAACCGAATTTACTTGATTATCATTATTATTATGTTTATATTTATGTTTTATCCAATTAATTATAGCATCATAATTTTTTAATTTATAATCACGTTCAATATATTGATCACGTAAATATTCACGTTGAGATTTAATAAATTCAGAATCTAAATATTTTAATGGAAACTTGCTATTAATAATATCATCTCTAAAATTATCTATGTTAAATTCGATATTATCTTTAATATATATATCAATATTTATATTAAAAAAAAATTTGTGCATAATTTCTTCATTTAGAATAATTTTAATTCTATAATCAAGATAAAATGTAATTAATCCAATTAATATTATTTGTTTATCTTTATTATGATCTAATAAAATATTAATATTATCAGTAAATTTTATCTTCCAAAATTGCCCTAATTTACTTAATAATTCTTTTTCTTTTTTTATCATATATTTGTTATATAATTTAGTATATTCTATATCAAATAATATTTTTTTTGATATATCATCAAGATCTAATATAATTATATCATTTGAAATTATTGAAATATCATCGATAAATTTATTTTTAAATTTATTATTAATACCTACAATATGACATAATAACATATATAAAATATCAATATATAATATTTGTATTTAATAATATTTTTATCTAATAATATTTTTATCTAATAATATTTTTATCTAATAATAATTTATATGAAATTAAAAAAATTATTTTTAAAAGGTGGAGGAAATAGAAATAATAATATTATTTTATTTATTATATTATTATGTTTTAGTATATTAATAGTATATATTATTAGACATTCTACTTATAATAATCATATACAACAAATACAACAAATACAACAAATGCAACAAATGCAACAAATGCAACAAATGCAACAAATGCAAATAGACAATTTAAAAAATAATATTACAGAAGAACAACAAAATATAGATAACATAAATAATGACATTATAAAACCAGAAATATATAATGTATTACGTAATTATGATTATAGAACTTTAAATGATCCATTAACACCTCCTTATAAACGTGATGACTATATGATTCCAGCATATATTATGGATCCAAATAATTTTGGTGTATATACACAGGGTGGACCAGCACCATTTATGAAAATGGGATATTTAAATAATAAACATGCTAAACCTGGGGAATCATATAAATTTTTAACTTTAATGGGTAGACCACGTTATTATGGATCATCTAGATATGATTATTATGTAACAAGTAATTATAAAGATGAAAATTTAAAAATAGATTTAGATCAATATAAATATAGAAATGAACTTTATACAGGTGATATAGTATATATACCTCAATTAGAAACAGAATATGAAGTTAATATAGATAGAATTTTAGATTATACATATAATCCATATATAATATAATATAATATAATACTTAATAACTCCAATCTCTAAAAATATTAATTTTTCAGGTGTTTTAACACTAGTGCAATTTCTAGTCGTGTAAAGGATAATAAACATTTTAATCTAATAAAAATATATAATGTATTAAATCAATATTATCAGTATTTTTTAATTCTACATTTGGATTCAAAATATCAATATATTTAATATTATTATTAATAATAGGTTTAACTGATCCAAATATACGATAAGATAAAATATTTGATTTTTTTGATAAATATGATGCAATCGCACAATGAATATCTAACTGTGTTTTATTTGATATTATAAATCTAGATGTAACTAATTCTGATTTTAATGATAATGATGAATTATCTAATTCAGAACCATAAATTAAAATTTTACGGATAATATTTGTTTCATTTTTTCTTAACATTGGTATCGCCCATGCCCATATCCATATTTGTGATTTTATATAATAAATACCAATACTTTCATATTTATGTTTAGATATTTCTTTAAAATTTGTATCATATAATCTTATGATATTATGTTCTAAATCTTTGTCTGTACGATCTATCGAAATATAATTAATTTTTGAAAATTTATCTTTATTTTTTTCACATCCTTTATCATAATATTCTAAAGCATCTTTAATTAATAATATTGTTTTATCTTCTATTTCTTCAGTTAATTCAATATTTTTTTCTTTATTCATATATAATATAATATAACATATAAGTTTATTATATTTAAACTTTTTTTATATTTAAACTTTTTTATATATTTAAACTTTTTTTATATATTTTAACTTTTTTTATATATTTTAACTTTTTTTATATTTAACTCTATTAAATGTATCAAATAAATGGTTCAATTTCTTTTCTTTGTGTCATAATATTTTTTATCGATATAGCTTCAGTATTACTTTTAAATTCTCTGTTTTTATTTTTTTCTATAATAATAATTTCTTCTTTATTAACTTTATATATTGGTGGAAATCCACCTGTTGCTGATATTTTATTAGAATCCCAATCATATTTTATATTTTTAACATTTTTTGTCATATATAATATATATTTAAAAAATATTATAAATATAAAAAATATTATATATCTAAAAAATAACTTTAAAATCATTACATATTTTATTATTATTTATATTATTATTTATATCATTATTATCACTATTATTATCACTATTATCACTATTATTATCATTATCACCATTATCATTATCACCATTATCATTATCATTATCATTATTATTATCATTATCATCATTATCATCATTATCATTATCATTATTATTATCATTATCATTATTATTATCATTATCATTATTATCATTATCATCATTATCATTATCATCATTATAATTTATATATTTTTTATAATGTGTTATATTGCAACATTTACCCCCATTATCACAATTATTACGTATATATTCATTATTTTCTATTTTGCCAACAAAATTTTGATATAATAAACGTATTAAATTTATTTTTATGCCATTATAGAAAAAATTTATATAATATTTATCTTTTCTTTTTATAACATATGCATTCCATAGACAACATTCATTTCCAAATATTGATGTGTTAATATTTTTAACTATTCTATTTAAATCTTTAAATGAAAGTAAATATTTTTCAGGAATATTTTTTTTTTGTTTTGATAATAATTCATTTAATAAATCTTTTTTAGTTATTTTCATATCGATAATATATATATATATAAATATATATAATATTTATAATATTTATAATATGATTATTTATAATAAATAATTTCAATAAAATCAGGATTTTCATTATTTGATATATACATAAATCTCATATTAATACTTTTATTTCTATTATTTTTTTCAATATATTTATTAATTTCTTTATCATTTAAATTATATTTATCATTATTTCTATTATTTCTATTATATTTAATATATTTTAATCCATTATCATAAATAAATATTGGATTATTTAATTCATCATATACTATAATAGGTAATGAATTAATTAAACTTAATATATATAATTCAGGAATAGTATTTGTTCTAAATGATGGATTCTCACCAATTTTAATAACATATTCTTCTGGATTATTTTTCTTTAAATTCATAAATAATATTATATCTTTTATTTTAGATTCATTTTTTTTATTTTGTATCCATTCAATAACAGTACCTCTAAAATAATTTGATAATTCAGTTTGTAATGGAGAATAATATCCTAAATTTTTTGTATCTGGATCATTATATTTATTATTAATCCAATAATAACCATTTACATATGCTCTGAATATTGTTAAATTATTTTGTATTATTCTTTGTAAATAATATTCTTTCATATCAACCATTTGGAATTCTTGATTTAATTGTTGATAATTAAATTCAACTAAAGTTTTTAATTTTCTTTTACCAATAAGTGGAATATTTTCTGTTCCAAAAATGTTACCTAATTCTTTTTTAATATTACTTCCAGTACTTCTAATAATCTTTTGATTATCACGTGTTGTAAATTTACTATAATCAACAATATCTGATACATAATAATCATCTATTTTTAATATTTCAAAAGCTTTACGATCGTTTATTGCTAATTCATCACTAATTTTATTTATATATTTTATTAAAATTTTTTTTGTAATAGACATATAACATCCTGTTCTAGTCCAATGGCAATGAATATTTGTATTACATTCATCTTTATTTTTATGTATATTACATGATTCTCTATCATTATTAATTGTATATGTTTTTAAATCTGGATCATTATTTGTAATATGTAATAATTTATCATATTTACCTCCCTTTTGTATTTCTTTATTATCTTCTATAATATCTTCTGCTGCATTATCATCAACATCTATTTCAGTTTCTTCATCAACTTGAATATTTTTTGATGAAATTATTTTTTTATATTTTTCTGATAATTTTTTATCAACTAATCTATATAAAATTAATCTAATATTTTCTGTTTTATCATTTATTGTATATTTTTTATTTTCAATAATTTTTATTATTTTATTTTTTAAACTTTGATTTTCATATCTATTCAAATAATTACTAAATTCTAATCTAAATAATTCATAAGATTCATTATAATATTCATCTTTATTAACATTTTCTACACGTTCATCAATCTTAATATTTGTTTTTCTTTTAATTATATCATTATCAATTTTATCAATTAATGGAACATTTTCATATTTTAAGTCTAATTTATCAAGTTCACTAATTTTCATTTGAATATTTAATATTGGTATTACATCTAAAGATCTTGTAACAATAGCATTTATTTCTAAAACATCATTATTTTTATTTTCATAATATACTCCATTTGGTTTAACTTCTAATTTATGTTTAGTTAATTCATATATTTTATTTAATTCATCATATGTTTCCTTGAATGTTTTAATATATTTATCAATTGATTTTACTATTTGGATATTATAAATAGATCCGGATGGTCTAGTTGGTACTAATGTATTATTATCTGTAACAAAAAATTTACATTTATTTCTAGTATCAATAACTTGATATTTAATTGAATATTTTTTATCATTTATTTGTGATAAATAAAATAATACTTCTCTCGCAGTAGGTAATGAATCTCTGTGAATAATTGAATCTAAAAATGATCCTTTACAATTTTTTTGATAAAATTCTGCTATATGATTTATAATATTTTGTTTATCATTTGTATATTTAAATGTTTTATTAATTATAATAGTTTTTTCATTTTCGTCTTTTTTATTGACTTCAACTATTGGATAATAATTTTTACCATCTTTTAATATAAATATATTCTCTCTTTCGGATGATGTAATAGAATAATAATCTTCTATATTTCCACATAATAATTCAAAATCTTCACGTACTTTTTCTTTCTCAAATACTTTACTTATAATAATATTTCTCTTATTAAATATAATAATATTCATACCATGTTTTTTTATTGTTCCAGGTAGACATAATATATTATTCATTAAATCATAATCTAATATTGGATTTGATTTTATAAAACTAATAAAATGTTGTTTTGTTCCAAATTGACTTTTAATATCACCATTGTTTAATGATGTAAATATTTGTTCTGTATAATCTTTATCTAATATTGTAATAATTTTTTCTTTGATTTGATCAATTGATAAATCAACACATGTCCCGATTGCATTTATAAATTGATATTTATCTTGATTTAAACCATATTTAAAAAAATATCCATTTTTTGTTTTAGCTAAATAATGTTGTTTAATATATTTATCTCTATCCATCATTGTATTAAAATAAAAATCTAAATAATTTGGTAATAATCCAAAACGTCCATCTTGAATTTTATTTGTGTCTTGTAATATATATAATAATTCTAATAAATTTTTTTCTTCATCTATTTTTTCATCTTTAACTTCAACACCTGTACATGTTTTGTAAAAATTTATTTTATTTTTATTTTTTGTTGCACCTGGATCTTTCTTAAAACAACAAGGCATACAATGTCCAAATGGATTTCTACATTTTGTAAGAAAACCAACATAAAAATGTTCACCATTTTCATCGGGATCACATGCATAATGAATTTCATTACCGGTTGGATTACCTTCATTGTCAAAATCCATAAATTTTAATGTTCTTAATGTGACTTCTGTTTTTTTAGAAGATTTACCATTTTTAACCAATACTCTTTTTTCATATTCACCTGTTTTTTTATTTAATTTATAACCTTTTTTAAGTAATTCAGCCATTGTACTTGCATTATATTGTTGTGGACGACGTTTTTTACCTTCACCACTATTTTGACAACATCTTGACCATTGATTTTGTCCTTCTTCTGGTTTATAACCAATACGTTCTTTATCTTTTTTTGTCATTTGTTTAATAGTTTTTGATATTTCATCATAATTAACAATATCAACCACTTTATTTCTACGTTTTGCAATCTTATTTAATTTTTTTAATTTTTCTTTTAATTCTTGTCTTTCTGGTTTTTTTAATAAATATGTTTCTGCATATAAAAATATTAATATATTCATAAATTCAACCATTCTTAATAATTGTTCTTTATCTCTTGCACCAGAAATTCGTATTTTATAATTTTCTCTTTGTTTACCTTGAATATCTATATTAATTCCTGGTGATTTATATTTTGGTAAATTTTCAAGTTTCTTTAATATTTTTCTTGATTTTTTAAGATATGGATATCTTTGTTTAATTTTTTGTATTTCTTCATCAGCTTTTTCAATAGTAATATTAAATTGTTTACTAATTTCATTTATTAAAATATTATCTGTTATTTCATAATTACGTAAGAAATATAATATACGTTGTTCTATTCTTGTTTGATTATCGTATTTAGATACACGTTTATATTTAAGATATGTACCAAATTTACTAGTTTCTTCTTCTTTTCCTGTTTTTGATTGACGTTTACGTGGATCTATAACAAGAGCTATATATGGATAAAAGAATCTTGAAAATTCAGATAAATCATTATGATTTATCATATATTTTTCAGGTAATTCAAATTTTTGCACAGTATTAATAAATGCATATTTAAATTCAGATTCTTCAGGTTCTATGAATTTATGTCGACTCTTTTCAGAATTTATTTTTTTAATAAAATTATAAATATATTTATATGTTGTTTTTATATCATCTATTAATGCATTATCTTCTTCTTTAAATACAATTTTATATTCTATACGTCCTGTATCACTAATAGTTATACCCATAAATCTTTCACCAAATTTATCTGAAATTTTAAATTTAACAGTTATACCATATGGTGTATTTTCAAACCACTTTGTAATAATATCAAGATTTTCTGATTTTTCCATATATTTACTGACTTCATCATCATTAAATTTATAAACAATATTACCATCAATAGTTTGATAAATAATAAATGGAAATTCTTTTGTTACTATAAATTCATTAAATATTCTATATAAATCTATTTTTGAATTTAATTCTAATTGACGTAATTTAAGATGAATTATAGATTGGATTACATATGTTTGTTTAAAATTCTTTTGATAATCATTTTTTAATCTAATATCTTCAACTAAATTTGTAATTTCATTTTCCATTATTAAATCATTTGATAAAGATTCATATACATTTAACATTTTTGTTGATTCTATTTTATCTTCATTTTCTTTTGTAAGATAATCAATAATATTTTTTAATTCATCAGATCTTATTTTATTAAAATATAATTTTAAATATAAATCTTGTAAATTTTTTAATGTTTCAGAATCTTTTTTATAATTTGTTCCTAATTCATTATAAATATCAATCATATAGATTTCATTATATTGTAGATAATCATTATAATCAAATAAAATATTATTTTCATCTTCTTCGCGTCGTATTTTTGATGTATATCTTTTAAGATTATCACGTAATGTTTTTAAATTACCAATTAATTCTTCATATGTACGTAAATTATTATTCGGTTCTATATCAATCGATAAAATTTCATTTCTGCGTAACCATTTTTGTCCTAACATAATCTTTTCTATTTTATTATCATAATAATAATCAGACCATAAATATTGTCTAGATGGTATTAAATATGATTGACCAAATTTTTTATTATTTTTTAAAGATATACATATTTTATCTTTTACTGATTTTATTGTATCATCTTTATATATAAACTGATTTTCTATATATATTTTTTGATATATATCTTTTAAAGATTCATCATATATATTTTTATCTTTACTATCATCAAACTCTATCATCATATCTGATTGTTTTTCAAAAATTTTATTGTTATTTAATGCTTCTTTAATAAGGTCTGTTGTTTTTGTAATGTTTTCATCAAATTTTACATCTGAATCTTTATAAATTTGTTCTATCTCATTTAAATCTATTTCTTCATCTGGAGTAATTTCTGTTGCTTCTAATTTATTTTCATCATCTTCACCATCTTCTTCACCATCTCCTTCACCATCTCCTTCACCATCTCCTTCTTTTTTACCTTCAATATCATCAATATTTTCCAAATCATCTTTATTATGATATATTTCTCCATCATCTACATTATCTTCAATGTGATCATCATCGTATCCACCAGATAATTCAGAATTAAATAAATTTATTGTATCATCATTTTCTAGATTATTAAAACCAAAATTTAAACTAAAATCTTCATATTTGTTACCACCAGATTGTTCTTTTTTTATATTAAATAATTTTTTAACATCTAATTTTTTTGTTGTAGTATAATCATTAAAATCTTCCGCTTCTTTTGTTGATGTAAATTCTTTTACTTTTTTTTTATTTTTACGTTCAAGTTCAAATTTAATTATTGATTCATATGAATAGATTAATTTACGTTCCATTAATTGATGATCTTGTATATGTGTATTATACCATTGTTGCGAATATTTTTGTATTAATTCACTTTTTAATACATTAGATTCTCTTATTGAATAGATACTATTATTTATATGATATAAATTAAAAAATTTAGTATACCAATTTAAACCATAAAATTTTTCTAATTGTGTATATTCTTCTTTAGTTAGTTGTATTAATGTATCATATAAATTTAGATCTTTTATTTTATCTAATATTTTTTTTATTGATTTTGTTATATTACCTATAAATATATATACTAAATATTGAGTTCTTCTATTATCATTCTTATATTTCCAAATTATTTTAATGGGATCATTCATATTATTATATAATTAAATTATAAATTATTTATAATTTAATCAACTATTTATATTTTAATCAACTATTTATAATTTAATCAACTATTTATATTTTAGTTAACTCTCTATATTTTAATCAACTATTTATATTTTAGTTAACTCTCTATATTTTAGTTAACTATTTATATTTTAGTTAACTATTTATATTTTAGTTAACTCTCTATATTTTAATCAACTATTTATATTTTAATCAACTATTTATATTTTAATCAACTATTTATATTTTAATCAACTCTCTATATTTTAATCAACTCTCTATATTTTAATCAACTCTCTATATTTTAATCAACTCTCTATATTTTATTTATTTTTATATAGATTTATTTATATAAATTCCGCAATATTCCTCAGGATGTGCATCAAAATCTATTTTATTATATAAACCTGTATCAGTTGCAATTGTTGTAATAAATTCAAATATCTTTTTAAATAATGGTCCATGATTATTAAATTCTTCTTCATATTTTGGCGATGCTATATGTGATATTTCATGTAATACTACATAAAATATTAAATTATTATCATGAAACTGATATGAAACACGTGATCGTAAACATAAAACTAATTCATCACCTTTATTTATACTATAACTTGTGTCTGATCCTCTACCATTATTTTCTGATATATTAACATTATTTATTCTTTCTTTTAATCTTTTTATATATTGATTATATTCTGAATATTTAGTATCTTTATTTTTATATAAATAATCAACTAATTTATTTATATTTTTTTTTGTATTTGCAAGCATGTTTGCTGCAATTAGTTTATCAGGTAAATCGCGTACTAAATAATAATTACTATCTATTGTTGATTGAATATATGTCATTTTATTATAATTTAATTTAAAAAAAAATATTAATATTATAAATATAATAATTATCAAAAATATTAGTCTCATAATAATAATAATAAATATAAAAAATTATTTTCTAGGGAATTTATATATTATGGGTAATTCTGAATCTAAACCAAAATCTCAAAAGAAAGATAACAAAAAATTATACAATTTATTAAAAGTTCATTCTGATTTTAATAACGATACCATTAACTTTTCAAGAAAAGATTTATTAAATACTCTTTCTGATTCTAGTTTTAATGAATTAATTCAAGCAGGTGGTGGAGATAGATTAAAAAATGTTCCAAAACGTGATAGATATTCTAAATATGAAACTCAACAAATTAAAAGTCATAACCAAAATCTTTTAGGTGGTAATCAATTTTCTTCTGTTTCTGCAGAAGAAATGAATGGATTACGTAATCTTGTTTTACATGGTGCCGGTTGTGGGTGCGGTGAAAATAATGTTCTTAAACTTGAAGGGGGATCACGCCGTAATATGACTGAATCTAGCAGTTATAATCCAATAAATAGTATTACTATGACTGAATCATATAATATGCACGGTGCTGGTTGCGGTTCTGCAACATCATCCTATATGCCATCTCAAGTAGCTGGTGATTTATCTGCTACCTCAATTGATAATTCTAGACGTCGTCCAGTAGATGGTTCTGCAAC